TCCAGCCGGTTGAGTTCCTCACGCTGTCGGGCATTCTGCTGCTCCAGCGCCGTGATGCGCTGCAGGCTGTCGAGCTTGAACGCCTCGAAACGCTCCTGCGTTACGGTCTGTTCGGTGTGGATCGAGGCCATCTCGCTCGTCATCTTATCCGCCGCGTGATACACAACAAAGCTCCACGCGCCAAAGGCGAGCGTTGCTAGCCGCAACGTCAGGTTGTCCACCTTGAAGAACCCGTTCGGCGTCAATTTGATCTCCTCGCTCATGCGGGCGGCTGCAGATTCTTCGTGTTGACGAAGCCCCGGCTGAGCGTCACTGCGCCCAGCACGACGTTAACAGCAGCGACGTACTTCACATGAGGCTGCGAGATCAGATCAGGGATCGTGAGGAATCCACTGACGATCGCGGTGGATGTCCCCAGCACCTTGGTGCCGTGATCCTTCCAGTACTTGGTGATCTTGGTCATTACCTTATCCCTCCCCAACTGAGTGAGAAATGGTCGAAATCCTTGAGCGTTACAAAATCGCCGCCCCAAGCACACGCGGGGTCAAGCGTTTTCCAGTAATCGCCCAGTGGCTTATACGATGCCTCATCGGTCATGTATACGCCGTCCTTGAATACGTTCAGATCCACCGCGAGCCGCAGGATGTGCAGGCTGTTCGCGATCCCCGTCCCATGCTGCGCGTTGAGTGCGGCCTGCTCCGGTGAGCGATACATCTCCCCACAGGTCAGTTCATACCCCTGCGCGTAGGCGTACTCAATGAGCTTGGCTACCAGAGGCAGGAAGCGACGCTGATGTTGACCAAGGGTTTCCATGTCATGGTCCTGTCATCAGCGGTGAGTCATTCGGCCCCAATGCCACGGGTTCATCTGGCCGCACGAACGGCAGCGTGATGTCTTCGGTGACACGCTGCGGCAGGCGATAGGGATCGTAGACGTCACGGTCCTGCTCGCACACCATCAGCCCGGGCGAATTGGGATCAGGGAAGAGCTTGGACAGGAAAAACTTGCGCGAGCACCGCCCGCAGATGCCCAGACCGTAAGTCGCCTGATTGGTTGGATCGAGGAATCTGCTCATCCTTGGTACACCCGTAAATTGGGCAGCAGCCGCACCGGGGCCCCATCCTCTTCTCCGTCCCACGCTGCCGCGAGCAACTCGTTGGCCTTGGCCTCAAGAACAGGCAGCAGGCTCATATCGATGTCCCGCAGCTCCGCGGCGATATTGCGCGCGAGATCCGCCACGATCGGCAGATACCAGCGATTGGGCAGCTCAAGGGTCTGATGCAGCGTTCCCACATCCATCAGCTGGCGTTGCACGCGCGCGACCACGAAGGATGTCAGCACGTAGGAGCTGGCTGGTGATGGGTAGAGCGTCAGATAGGCGTGCGTACGCTGGCGATTGAACCAGTACTGCACCGGACGTCCGGTTGCCGCTTTGTTTGGCAGCGCATCGTAGGTGTTGCGGTCCAGAGGACTCATGGGGATATCGGACTGGTTGTTGCCCCAGACCATCTCCGCCACGCTCATCACGGTAAGGCCTGTCTCCACCAGCCGCACATATGCTGCTGAGGACACGCCGGGAACGTCATACCAGAGCCACGTACCGGCCACTGCAGCGACGGAGGTGACCTCCACGACAGTGGTCCAGTTGGTATTGTCTGTGGACACCTGCAGATCGAATGACCACGTCCCCGATGCAGCAGGCAGAATGCCGGCCGAGGTGACCGCAGCGGGACCGCTGAGCGCAAGGGTGAGGGTGGCTGAGGTTACCTGTGGGGTCCAAGCTGTGCTCAGATCTCCATCGAAGGCTTCTGTTGGCGAGCCCGTTGAGCCGCTCGCCGTCCCCGAAAGTCTGGTGATCGTGCGCAGGTTGGCCGAGTAGATGTTCAGCGTACCCACGTTGGCTTGGAGCGCTGCCACCGAATCCTGCAGCCCCAACAACTGATTCTCAACGACGTGCATCATTATGCCGCGCTGGTTCAGCGTCTGCAGATTCAGCCACAGCAGCTCCAGAGCCGTATCCATCTGCTCACTGGTCACTTCCTGCGGGGATTTCTTGCAACGACGGAAGGCGTGATCGAGCAGCTGCCGAGTGCTGAAATAGGTCGTCCCAACGGTTCCAGAAACGCCTGTCGGGACCTGCGCCCCGGCCTTCGTGGTGATTTCAAGATCGAGCTGGAATAAAGTCAGTAATGACATTTGTTACCCCGGCTGACCTACTGGCGCACTCTCAGATGTGGACACCCAGAAAGGTATCCACTGCCCATTAAGATAGACCCGGACACGCGAGACCATCTGCGAGGAGCCGCTCTGCAGGTCCAGTGCGAGCAGCAGCAACATCACGCGACTCCCAGCATCATCATGGGATCATTCCGCAAGCCGCCGCCGCCGCCGCCCGAGGGTGCTGCGATGGCCAGATACATCACCTCATAGGCGGTGCCCGAAGAGGTGTTGTAGTTGAACGTGACACCACCCGAATCCCAGCTGCTGATGCTCGCGTCGGTGAGGATGTTGGCGCTGTTGTCCAGAACCAGCATGGCGCGGTTGTTGCTGGTGCGGCATTTGGCGACTTGGTTGGTCGCCACGCCTTGCTGCAGTACCGCGGCAGAGGCGAACTGCTGGGTCGTGCCGCCATTATTGGCTGACCAGCCCAAGCCCCATGAGCCCGCCGAATCATCGAACACGCCAGTGGTCAACGCCGTCATGCGTGAGGGCATGGTGAACAGCAGTATCGGAGGTGAGGCCATGCCCGTGATGTCTGCGCTGGTGCCCGTGCTGGTCTTGGTCGTGAACGTCCCACATTTGGCGACGATGGGATTGGTTGTGCCACGCATTGAATGCGCAATGAACTGCCAGACATTGCCCGGGCTGAAATTAGTTGTCAGATCGAATGTCGTCGCGCCGACATTGCTGATGGTCATCGTGTTATTCAGGGCCCCTGTCTGCGGTATGGCCCAGCGTCCGAAATTGGAGGTCGTGATGTATCCGGCCACTTTGGTCGGGTCAGAGTGATAATCGTATCCAGTGGATATCGTGGCCTGCGTGCCTCCGCCGCGCTCCCATACCGAGGTGATGGAAACTGGTCTGACACCACCCGGTACTACGGTAAGGCCGATGACCATTTGCACGATGATCACATCAGGCGTGCCGCCGCAATTGTGTGTAACGCTCACCGTGGTCGCAGGGTTTGTCAGAGTTGCTGTCGCTGTCGCAAAGGCGATATCGGACCCAGCTACCAAGACACCGTTGATCAGATACTGGGTCGCAGAGGAGTTCGAATATGAGACCCGGACACCAGTCGCAAGCGTGCTGTTGTAGGAGGCTTTGACGGTCGGCCCCGGGGAGTAGCTCGCTATAATGATCGAGCCCGCATTGGTATCGTAATCGGTCTGATTGCTCGTCAGGATGACGCCGCCATCCGCGATCTGGCAGTAGCTGAATGCATTGTCGCGCGTGAAATCGGTCGCGCCCATCGTCAGGTGACCGCTGGCTGTAGCGGTGTTGTTGGCCGTGGCGTAGGAGGCGAAGCTCAGGAACCCCTTGGCATCGCTGCTGACCGCGGTCGCATCGGTCCAGTCCTGCGTGGTGTTGCTGGTTGGAGATGCCTGCTGGAGTACTGCCGCTTTCACTGTGCTGTCCTCACTTGAACAATATCAAGCCACTGGCCGCGCTCATGGTCACAGAGGTAACCGAGCTGCCATTATCGATGGTCGTGTCCTGCGAGACGCTGGTGATCTTGTTCATCGTCGTGCCTAAGTTGATGGTCTGCGTTCCATTGCCCTTGGGGTTCACGAGCACCCACCATTCCTTGCCTGTGGTGCTGTTGGAGAACCTGCGACGAAACACGCCTGACTGCCATGCTACAGTCGTGCCTGTGATGTAGTAGGAATCAATGGGTGTACCCAGATATCCGTAGCCCAGCCCCACATTCGGATAGGCCTGTGCCACGCCTGTCACGGGATGCACAGAGTAGTAATCGAACCAGTTGCGCAGATTGCAGTTGTACCCCGCATTGGCATTGGAGACCGATCCGTTGCCAATGCTATTGGGATAGTAGAAACCATCATGCAGATGACAGCTGCAAAAGCCGTACTTAGCCGCTTGGTAGGGTGTGGTCGGGTAATAGTAGTCCCGACCATCATAAGTCACGTTACCATGGCCGAATACCGCCAGCTTGGGAGCGACGCAGAAATTGATCTCTGCGGCATACCTGTTCATCATGCCGAGCCACGAGTCGAACACTTCCTGCGACCACGAGAATCCCATCAGCCCTTCGCACACACCACCGTGAAAGACACCGTCTGTTCCGCTCGTATTGGTGGAGGAACTCCGGACCTGACTGATATTGGCCAGCGTATAATCGCTCGGCGAACGCGCTTTCCAGTAAGCTGCCAGAGATGCCTGACCCTGACGGATTGCGGCATCAACGGTTGAGTTGGGAGCCGCTTGTGCCGTACCCGTGCGCAGCCAGTCCCCGGCGGTACTGAGGTTGGGTATTGCCAGATAGAAGTCATCGACGAACATACCCTTCAGCGAAGGGTTAGCCGCAAACAATCCGCCCGTATTGAATGCCAGTCCCAGCGCTCCGCCAGCTTTCCCAAAGTCGTAGTAATAATCGACGCTGTACTGCCGCCAATTGCGTCCCTGATAGGTCGGCTCATTGGCGCTCGGTGCGATGTTGCCAACACTGTAGCTGGCATTCCAGTACGAGGCTGGAACATTCGATCCGTTAGGATAGGACGTCTTCAGCATGAAATTGTTGTTGTTGATGATGGTGACGCGCGCCGGGACCTCACCACCAGCATTTAAATTCTTGGTCAGCGAATTGGTGTACTGAATGGGTATCGGCGGATCAGGGTTGACGCTGGTGGAGATCATCAGCGAACACACCTGCGCAAAGGACTTGGTACGCTGCGCGGAATCGCCATTCTGCCAACCGTCCCAGATTCCCATCAGGATCGGGCCGTTGTGTTTACTGGCCCACAGAATGAAAGCATCGTCGTCGTAGGCGCGCGGACTGCCACCAATGGGATAGGCACCGATGCGCGGATAAGCAATGGCACTGCCCACTGGAGGAGAGGCACCCACTGTTGCGTTGACAACCGACGACCAGTCAGAGGAGTCGCGGTTTGGACCGGCGTCTACACCCTCAACGCGATAATAATAGGTGCTCCCATTCACCAGTCCGGAGATGGTGTATGGAAAGGATCCGGCTGGAACGAGGCTGGCGATGTCTGCAAAGGGCCCGCCAGCTGAGGAGGATTGCTGGATGTTGTAGCCAAGAACGCCGGTATCGGGCACGACGGTAGAGGGCGTTACCAACGCAACGACCAATTTGTCCACTCCGCTCGGCGTGACCGAAATCGTCGGCACCGAGACAGCAGGTGCTCCGCGTACGACGATAAATGACATCAGGCGTACCCGAGGGTCACACTCACTGTGCTGGCGGAGATCGAGGTGTTGTCGGTCAAGGACATACCGCCCGTCACTGCCGTCGTGATGGCCGTGGTCAGGCTCAGACCATTGGTCAGAGCCACCGTGAACCCCGCACCCTGTGTGTTGGCCGGGATCTCAAACTGGAAGGTGGCCGCGGTGGCACCGAGCGTGACGCTGCCGGAGGCTACGTTGAACACCTTCAGGTACACCGGGCTTGACGTGTTGTTGGTCGCATGAATGAAGCCAATCTGGCCCGCGCTCGCCTTGACCGCGCGCACTGCCGGCGTGGCCGGAGCGATGTACCCATCTGGAGTCAGACCGCCATTGGTGGCCGCGTCAACCACCACGCGCATCTGCCGGTTGGTCGTCATGCGCACGATGCCCATCAATCCGCTGGAGACGGCACTCGCGCTGTCGTTGTAGGCCAGCGCCAGCGGCAATCCCTGTGTGCTGCCGTTGGTGAAGGCGGAATTGTTGTCGGTGACCGCGGAGATCGATCCGGCTGAGACATTGACCTTCAGGTTGCCACTGGCATCCAGATTGCCCGCAGCCATCGTGGTACCCGCGGAATCCTTGAAGCCTACCGCGGTGCCGATCGCTGGGAACGAGGCGGCGAAACTGCTCGCCGTGCCGCCAGAGCCACCACCGGCCGCGATGTTGACCTTGAGATTTCCGCTGGAGTCGAGATTGCCCGGGGAGAGCAGAGTGCCGGTCGAGTTGAGGAAGCCCACTGCCGTGCCCGTGGCCGGGAAAGCTGCCGAGAAAGCGCTTGAGGTACCACCGGCTGCAGCGCCCGCGACGATATTGACCTTCAGGTTGCCATTGACGTCCAGCTGCAGCGGCACGCGCTGTCCGGAGCTGTAGGTCTGCGTCGCAGAGAAATAGACGCCACCGGCTTTGACGGAATTGCCCGAGTCTGCGGTGCCATCACCTACGGCACCCCCGACAGGCAATGGGTTGCTGGTGTTGACCGCGGATGGATCGGCAGAACCGTTCTGCGTCTCCATGATGACGGCTTGGTGGGCACGTCCGGAGACATCGGTCCAGACCTGTACGGCTGAGCCTCCTGTCCCGGGATTGAGGGTAACTGAGCTATAACCTGACATATGTCACCTATGCCTGAGGATCCGGAGTGGGAGGGACGGGGGGCACTTCTGGTGGACTCTGAGCGGCACGCTGCGCGTCATCGTGGGCCTGACACTGCTGCATGATGTGTGCCTCAAGCTGCTGGAGGTGGCTCTTGAGGTACCCCACGGTATGGGACAACACAGCCAGCTGATGCAGGTTGAACTTGATATTGACTTCGTCCATGGCTCAGCACTTCCCTTTGGCTGCGCCACCGCGCTTCATGCCATGCTCGCGGCGCTCTGCGGCAATGACCCGTTCTGGCGCATGGCCTTTGCGCATGTACTTGATCTCTTCCTCGACCTTCCCGCCGCGCTTGAAGTCATGCCACGCCGAAGGCCTGACCGCGCCACCGCGCTTGAAGTCCTGAAAAGGCTGAGGCAGGACGGCCGTCGCGGGGGACTGCTTGGTGTTCTGGCGCGGAGGCTTGCTCGTCAGTGGGGAGGCGACGCTCATGCCCGCCTTGGTGCCGAACTTGGACAGGCCAGCGGCTCCGGACATGCCCGGCAGCGTGGCTCCCACGGATTGAGCAGGAGGCGCAGCGGGTCTGGAACGCAGATGGGGTTTGATCGAGAGCTTGCCGGTCGAGCCGGAGAAGCCGAATGAAGCTGGGAATGAATGGCCGGCTGTTACCTTTTTCACGACATGGCTCCTTGATTGCCTACAGACCTGTGGAAGGAGCCAAGTCTCCGCGGCTCCCCGATATTAGCACTTGACATGCTCGTGTCAATTCGGACTACTTCTTGGTGACGGTCATGTGCAGATCCTGTGCGCCTTCCTTGTACCACTGGATCGCGAAGTTCTGGTACTCAGGCGTCCGAGTGAGCAGCTGCTGGTGCATCCCGTAGCCACCCACGGCATCGAAGTCACAGTTGAAGCCCCACGACACGAACTCTGAGTCTGTATGTGGCGCGTTGATCTTCCGCCACTCCTTGCTGATGTAGTAGTACGCCCACTCACCGACCGGCGGCCACTTGTGGCTGGGATCACCGTACGCACGGGAGCTGGCCCAGTAAGGCGTGATGATCTTGCCGCCACACTTGGGCTTGAGTACCCGGTACAGCTCGTTCCAGAAGTGCACGCGCTCCATGGCTTCCAGATGTTCCAGAAAGTGGCTGCAGAAGATCTCGCTCACGCTGTTGTCAGGCCACGGCCACTGATCCTTGCCCAGATTGCACACGACATCCACGCCGTCGAACTTCAGGATATCGACACCGATGAATCCCGCCTGCTTGCCTTTCCCGCAGCCCAGATCCAGCTTAATGGGATCGGCGGGCTTGATCTCTTCAGCGGTCGAGTCAATGACAGCACTCATGCGACTTTCCTCATTCCTTGCATCAGCCATTGGGGGTTCGATAACGTCCAAGCCACGATCTTATTGATGCTCGACTCAATGTTGCACGGAGGCTCCCAACCCAACGCTGCCATCTTGGCACCGGACAGTGCGTAACGCAGATCGTGACCGGGCCTCTGGGAGTGGAAATCGACGAGACGGTGACGGAGAGGTTTCCCCACGGCTTGTGCAATTCGCTGTGCCAATTCGAGATTGTCCATCTCGCGTTCCCCGACGATGTTGTACTTTTCGCCGGGCCGACCGTGACTGAGGAGGAAGAGTACAGCGTCGGCGACGTTTTCTGCGTCAATGTAATAACGACTGCCCGGCCGAGTACAAGTGGGATCCGCATGGATGACAACCTCCTGCCCCGTCTGCACCTTGGCAATGGTCATGGGCACCATCTTTTCAGGATGCTGGCGCGCGCCAATCACGTTCATGGTATGCGTGGTGATCACCGGCAGCTGGTAGGTGTTGTGAAACGATAGGCCCAGCTGCACTGCCCCCGCCTTCGTCGCGGCATACGGGTTACCCGCGTTGTAGCGGTCATCCTCTGCGTAAGCGACACCTACAGGGGCTGGACCGAACACTTCGTCGGTCGAGAAGTTGAGGAATTTCTCGCAACCCGTGAAGCGTGCGAAATCGAGAATGTTGCAGGTTGCCACCACATTATCGAGGACGAAAGAGAATGGGTCGCTGATACTTCTATCGACATGGGTGGCAGCGGCAAGGTGGAGTATGTAGTCGTGTGCGCCGATCTGGCTGGCAAGTTGATCGTTTGCTTGTGCACGCAGGTCATGGTAGACAAACCTCACTCTGGAATTCTTGGCCACGCCAATCTCGGCCAGCCGGTTGAGATTGCCAGAGCAGTCGAGCCGATCAATGATCGTGATGTGCCAGTCGGTGCGACGCAGCAGGGCATCTACTAGGTGATGCCCTATGAAGCCTGCCGCGCCCGTGATGAGTACCTTCACCATGTAAAATCCTTGACTCCAAATTTGCCCTCGTAATCATGGTGGCCGACCAGCACGCCGCAATCCACCGCGCAGCGGTAGCCGTGCTTCTTGAAGTCGTTCCAAGCGTAGAGGTCTTGGGTTCCAATTCCGGTACCCTCGCTGCCATTGAGCGTCTTGAACCAAGGCCTGCGCAGGCGCTCATCTTTAAACATGCTCAAGCGCCACAGATTGAAGCCCATCGAGGTGCCCCAGCACTCGACCAGCTCGCCTGCGACGGGAGGCTGTGGCCTGAAGTTCATCTGTTTGTCCTTGATGTCCCCCCAGATATGCGCGCAGCCGCCCGGCCCTTTGCACCAGTAGAGTCCGCCGATGCAGGCGAATTCAGGGTGCTGATCCATTCTCTGTATGAGCTTAATGAGGCCGTCAGCCGGAGGCATGTTGTCAGCCTCGACCGTGAGGAGGTATTCCCACTGGGATAAGTCCGGGTGCGCAAGAATTTCCGTAATGGCATGGCTGTATGCCTCACCGACTTCCTGACCCAGCGCAAGCATCCGATGCACCGCCTGATTGGGCGGGAACATCAGCGACCAATGCGACATGGCGACCTTGGCGGGGATCAGGTCAGCAGACGGGATGATTACGACCACCCGTTGCTTCTTCCACGAGCCACCTTCAATCACACGCAGCGTGGACTTCGCCAGATCGCTGTTGTGATAGCCCACGCCGCTCGACACGATTTCAGGTTTGCCGCTCATGCTCTTAACCATGCTGTAGACGGATTGAGTCCTTGGCCGAAGGCCAGATAGATGACTTCCAGCGCCGAGGCATTGACCGCAGAGTAATTGAGCGTCGCGCCACCGCTGTCCCAAGAGTTCACCGTAGACTTGACCGTGTAGGCTCCGGTGTTATCCAGCACCCCCAACCCAGTAGTGTTGCTTGCCATGTGCTTGGATACGGATGTGGCTACGTTGTCCTGCATGGTGGAAATGCAGGATGCATATTGCGTCGTCGTGCCGTCGTGGTTGCACGCCACTCCAAACCCATAAGATCCGGTGGTGTCGTCGGTCTGCAAAGCATTGGCGGTCTGTAATCTGGTCGGCAAAGTCAAGATGACCTGCGGTGCACCACTCATTCCCGAGATCAGTGTACTGTTCCCTGTCGCTAATGGTGTTGTGACCATCGCCGCTTTGGTGACCATGCGCGCACCGGTCCCACGCAACGCGATCCATGGAACAAAATCACTGGTCCCCGTACTGGGACGCTGCAATGTAAAGGTCGTCGCTCCGACTGATACGAGGGTATGCGTGTTTGTCACGGATCCATTGGCGAGTGATTTGCCGATAGCCACATCAGCCATGTAGGCGTTGCCGGATGTGGGATTGGCTCCGCTCTGGAAGCGAAGTGCTGACGTGAAGCAATTGGTCGTTGTCCGATCCCAGAATCCAGCCGATATCGCCTGCGCGCCCACGTCCGTGCCCGTTGAGTTGCCCGCTACAAAGACAATCAGCACGTCCGGTGTCCCACCGAGGCCATGTGTCACGACTTGAAAGACATCGCTGGTGCCATACTGGACACTGCCTACTTTCATTGCCGTGTCGGATCCTGAGATCAGGAGTGCCGAGGTTAACGCGCCGCTTGTGACCGCGCTGTAATTCATGCGCACCCCGTTCGATAGGGTGCTGCTGTAAGCGGCAACGACACCAGAGCCTGATCCGCTGTTACGTTGCACCGCTTTGGTGGACGAGGCTAGTCCCTGTGAGGTAGCCCCCGTTACGTTATCACGCCCGTCATAAGCTATACAGACATTACCCGTGAGGTCAGTCGCGCCAAAACTCCAAGCGGCGTTTGCGGCAGTAGAGTCATTCGTTGCAGCAATACCACCGAAGAAGAATGCCCCCACCAGATCACTGCTCACTGATGCGTCAGTAAAATCTACGTTACCCGTAGAGGCTGGGCAGGCCACTTGCACGAGTGCAACTTTCATCTCAGGGGTATTTCCTGCCATCCAAGGCAAACCACATGCTGGCGTAGCTGCTGAGGCTGCTGAATGTGTTAAGCGCCAGATTACCCGTCGTGCCGCTGCTTACGTTGGCGCTTCCAAACATTGGGCGTATGCCACTAGTGGTAAAGGCGACACTATTGCCAATTTCAAGGAAGTTGTTTGTGCTGGCCGTAAAATGTAGCCTGCCCGCATCCGACATGCTCGCGCAGCTGCCAAGAGTGGGCATGTTGGTACTTCCCCATGTCGTGCTCTGTATGACTCCAAGCCAGTACTCTGCAGGCGGCAGTGCTGTGGTCCCCAGCGTATTACCAGCTGGCATGTATACGGCACGCAGACCACTGAAGTGCGAGTAGACCTGCGTAAGCTGGTAGCTACTGCTGAAGCTGTTCTGGTTGGTGCTGGTGCTGCTGAAACTGGTCGTGCCCGTCGTACCCGTGTTGCCGTAAGTCACCGCACCGTCAGAGCCGATCGTGCCCGGAAATCCGATGCTGTACGCGGTCGTGATACTGTTGGTGGCGGAACTGACATTCGCATTCCAGCTGCACGATGCTGAGTATCCGGCACTCAGCGTATACGTGTTGCTGTACATGCTGATCAAGCTATTGAAGCTTGCTGCAGCGGGATTGGTCTGGATGCGCGAGAAAATCAAGACCGTGCCCGTAAGTCCCCAAGAGCCAGAGCCGCTACTGCTGCTGGCGTTCGATACGCTGGCACTGAAGCTTGCCGTGCTGCGAGAGCTGTTGAAGCTCTGGAACATGTTGATCTTCATCACATCAAAATAGCCATCCAGCTCAAATGGCCGGATATAGACCGTTCCATTGGCCATCGTGAGCGGGGTAGTAGCTCCGTAAACTTCGGGTTGCCACCAGCTTCCTGTAAAGGGCTGGTTGATGATGCTGATGGTCGATCCGCCAGTCGAGACACTGATGCCATTGACGCCAACAAGGCTCGATGTGGCCGGAACACTCATCACCAGCTGACTGTTGTTGGTTCCTGAGAGCGTCATGTTGACGCCCGAGAACCCAAGCGTCGAGCCACTGACCGTGGTGTTGCCAGCGGTATTGGCACCCAGCAGATTGACCCAGTTGTTCTCCGCCGCAGCACCCGGATTGTTTGCCGAGATGGAGATCGACGCCCCATTCTGGCTCAAGGTGATATTCGGGCCACCAATGATGAAGGCCGTGCCGCTGCTGATATTGCTGTAGCCCGCACCCGCCGAAGTGCTATTGCCACCAGCCGGGATAGATACCGCTGCCCCTCCACCACCTGCAGCAGCAGTGAGCCACGCGGGAACACCAAGATTCAGCCCCGCGCTGTTCAGCGTACCCACCAGCACGGAGCCTGCTGTCGCATTCGTGGTGAAGCCGCTGCGAGCAATATCTCCTGAAGCCTGAGTCTGGACGCTCTGTGAGGTCGAGAAGCTGGCTACGATGGCATTGCCCGCGCTGGTATAGAACGTGAGGTTATTCGCGTTGCTGAAGCTCACGCCACCCGAGAGCGTGGCGGTTCCACCACCAGTATTGTTCGTCGCGGCAGAGATTGCCGACACGTTAGAGGCCGAACTCTGCGCTGCTGTGGTCAGATACGCCCCAGCACTTTGCAAAGCGGTCGTGATGTTTGAGGCCAGACCAAAGGTAATGGTGCTGGCATTGGACGAGGCTGACAGCGACGAGCCAACAGCCAGACTGATGGCACCAGAGGAAGCGTTGACGTTGGACACATAGCTCGACGGGACAGCGGGGACCGTATAGCTGGCTGCAATCGCATTACCAGCACTTGTGTAGAACGTCAGGCCATTCGCATTCGTGAAGCTGACCGCCCCAGACAAGGAAGCCGTACCACCACCTGTGTTGTTGGTTGCAGCCACGGCCAGCGATACGTTCGATGCCGAGGACTGCGCGGCTGTCGTGATCCAAGGAGGTACGCTCAGGCTCAAACCGCCGCTGTTGAGTGTTCCTACCAGCAATGATCCGACGGAAGCGCCCGTGGTGAAACCACTGCGAGCAATATCACCAGAGGCTTGCGTCTGAACACTCTGCGCGAAGGTCGCCGTGGCATAGACCTGCGAATTGTTGCTCAGACTGAAGCTCACGTTGTTGGCGTTGCTGAAGCTAAGGCTAGGTACCGTGTAACTCGTATTCGCCGCGCTGACCGTCAACGTCTGAGCCTGCACGCTCTGAGAAGCTACTGAGAATCTGATCGACTGCGCTCCAGCCGTATCAATCGTCATGTTCCCACCGGTCACCGTCAGCCAAACGGAACCATTGGTGAACGTCGAGTTACTCGCAGCAATCGCTACGCCAGCGCCGGGAGTAGGTCCAATGATGTTGATCGTGTTGCTGGTCTGCGAGAGCGTGATATTGCTGCCCGCCATCAGTCCGATACTGGCCGACAACGCAGAGAATGTGGCTCCCAGCGTCCCACCCCCAGAGGTACTGGAAAGTATCGAGACGATATTGTAGCCATCGCCGCCGCCCGCCGCGGCCGTCAACCATGCGGGGACACCAAGGCTCAGACCACCTGTATCCAAGGTCGCCGCCAGTTGCGAGCCGGCCGTAGCACCTGTCGTGACGCCCGTGCGAGCAAGGTTACCGCTCGCTTGCGTCTGAACGCTCTGCGAGGTGGAAAAGCTCGCGACGATCGCGTTCCCTGCGCTGGTGTAGAAGGTCAGATTGTTGGCATTGCTGAAACTGACGCCGCCCGACAATGTTGCCGTTCCACCACCCGTGTTATTGGTCGCCGCCGAGATCGCCGAGACATTGGACACGGAGGACTGTGCAGCAGTGGTCAGGTAGGCACCGGCACTCTGGAGCGCAGTCGTAATATTGGAGGCGAGCCCAAAGGTGATGTTGGAGGCGTTGCTTGATGCGCTCAGGCTGGAACCGACATTCAGGCTGAGCTGCCCCGTGGAGCCATTGAGGCTATTGACGACCTGATTGCTCTGGGCGGCCGTGGTGAGATACGCCCCCGCGCTCTGCAATGCCGTGGTGATGTTCGATGCGAGTCCGAAGGTGATCGTACTGGCGTTCGATGAAGCAGAAAGCGATGAGCCCACAGCAAAGCTCATCGTCCCAGAGGAGCCATTGATTGCCGCGACGCGGCTGACCGAGGTGTTCAGCGCATTGCTGGTAATGTTGCTCGTGGCGTTCGTGAACTGCAGATCATGCGTGATCAGCACTTGCCCGGCATTGTTAGAAAAGCTCACGCCATTGGCGTTGCTGAAGGACAGCGTGCTGAAGGCGGATGATCCGCCCGAGGCGCTGAACGCCACTGGCTGGGCGCTTTGGTTGAAACTCGCCGTGGCTGTGATCGTCGAGCCGTTCATGCTGAACGACACGTTGTTGGCGTTGCTGAATACGACCGTTCCGTTGTTGACGGAACTGCCCGCGGCCGAGATCGCAGCTCCACCACCCCCTGCGGCTCCCGATGCCGTGATGGTGTTGCCGTTCGCCCCGAAGCTTATCGTGGGGCTATTGGAGAAATAGACCTGCGCGCCCTGAACATTGGAGTTGCTGACGCTGATGCTGCCGATGCCGCCCCCAGCGCCCCCATTACCCCATGTGGCGTTGTAGTCGACGCCATCGATTTTGGCCAATACCTGCCCGGCCGTTCCACCGGGCGGGATGTGGATCTCGACGATGCCACCAGACCCGATATCACCGGGCATGGCGGGTTAACTCCCCAGCGCTTTCAGGGCATCGGCAAGATCAGACTTGATGCTGGCCAACGCTGACACGCGCGCTGCCAGCTGCTCCTCGCGCTGCTTCAGCTCCGTTTCCTTGGCAGCCACAGCGGCACGATCGCTCTGTAGCGCGCTCTCCTGCCTCGCTACCTCAGCGGCTTTCGCATCCGCGGCGGCCTGCGCGTCCTGCGCCTGCTGGGCCTGAGCTTGGGCATTCACGAGCTGCTGCGTGGCCTGTGCTGCAAGCTGCTGTGCCTGTGCTTCGCCATCACTGATCCTATGACGACGCTCCTCCTCCGCGCGAGCAAGGATCGCCTGCGCGCTGGTATTCGCATCGGCAAGCGCCTGCTCGCTCTGTGCCTTGAGCACATCGATTTCAGCGCGAATCTTGGTGATCTCGCTGGCTGGGCCAGCCAGATCAATCACCTCCTGAGCCGAGGCTTTCGCTGCATTGAGACGCGCAAACTCTGCTTCCAGCCTCGATGGATCGGACAGCAATGCCACCATGCTGAGGAACGCAGAGGCCTCCCCACCTCCGCCATCCCCGGAAATACCTGCTCCGCCTGTCATGGGCTGTGCTCCTTATTGGCCCGTGCCGGCCTGATTGACGGTAACCGTGACGGTCCCGGTCCCAGAAGCGACGCTCACGCTAATCGCTCTGGGCGGGAAGGCGTAGTTACCATCCGCATTGACATTGGCCTTGGAAGCGATCGTGGAATGATCGAACCACGTCGCCCCTGCTGCCGTGAAGCCCGTCGCGAACGGATCATCGTACGTGTGCTGCACTGTGTAGGTCACGGTGCCGCTGGCAATACAACCGACCGCGATGGCGGTGGGAGAGGTGTAGCGATCCACGATCACAACTGCCGTGGGGCGACCTGTCCCGGTCTGGCTGATGGTAGTGGCGCGCATGACACTTACACCTGTGTCACACCAAACGCACCCACCCGTGTCGCGTTTGGTCCAGCGGCAATGGCCGGCGTGGCAATCACGATCACCAAGCGCTTGGTCCCATCCGCTGCAGAAGCCGGCGTGTAGCAGCCGCGCACGTCGGTGGTCGAGGCCGTGGCCGGGCTCGTGGCGTCCGCTTTGACAAACGTACCGGCGGCATCGGCCTGCGCGTCATTCCAGCCCACGCGCACCAGATAGGTCTGATCGCTCACGGCTACAGGCACGCCGATCTTGTCGTTGAACCCGCAGGTCAGGCCATTGGTGCCCGCGGTCGCGTTCTGGTTTGTGATCGCCGTCACAGTCTTGAACGCCTTGGTCGTCGCCACCGTCGAGGTGGACGGGGCAGCCAGCAGCTGCGTCATCGGCTGGTTGTACTGGTCGTAGCCGAAGACCTTGTAGGTTGCCGAGTTGGCACCGGTTGCCGTGATCGTCACGCACCGCGGAACATCGAGCACGTACTCCGTCGTGCCGTCTCCACGCTGGCGTGAAGTCACACCCGTTCCAGCAGTCAGGGTGAAGGATCCGCCTGATCCCGGGTTCTGGGAAGAGGCGAGCCCGGCTGCCTGCAGCGTGAGGGGCACGACATCGAATACGTAGACGCGGCCGAGAGGACCCAGTCCATGGTCCATGCGCGTGGGGGAAAGGGGGACAGGGCCGCCGCCTGCGACGGCTGTGCCCAGATACAGGTCATCATCATACTGTGGCATTGAAGTGAACTCCCATGAAAGAGTGGAAACCCGCTTGCTTCAAGGAGGCCCGAGGGGCATGAACCCCCCGGGCCACTTCCATCAGCTGCTCAGACGCCCGGTGTGCCGTAAGTGGCACGCCAGTCGGTCAGGCCCGGCGCATAACGCTCGGTGCTCTTGTAGCGCATGGAGTCGGTTTCGAAGTCACCTTCCATGCTCTTCTCAAGCCCGCGGCGCACCGCTACCTTCAGACCCTCCGGCGCATCCGTCTGCACCCACCATGCGGTGCTGCTCGTGATACGCGAGAGGTTCGCCTGCCCTTCAGACAGCAACCCCATCGACTTGATCGGGTTGATGTCGTTGTTGGCCGTACCGGCCCGCAACACGCTCTTGAGGAGCACTTCGGCCTGAAACACATTGCTCGGCCCCGTCACGATCTGCTTGGGGGTCAGGCGAATGCGCTTGCCGTTGTTGTCCACCGCGTTCCTGATCTGCACCAGCATCTGCTCAAGCGAAGTCTGCGAGAGATTCGCAGCCGTCGTGAGCACGTTGCTGGCCGTGCCACCCACCGGAGCCAAGGGATGGTCAGAGACGTTGAACGCCTTGCCATCGCCGAAGGTGTAGTTGGTGTTGAACGCACGGTTCAGGATGTTGGCGCACAGGGTTTCCTTGGTCTCGATCAGCGACTGTGCCAGATGCTTCGCGTAGGTCGTGCCGATCTTGATGTGATCGCCGTCCTCCACCAGCACCTTGGTCAGCGCAAACGCGAGGCCATAGACCTTGTACACGTAGCGGTAGATGAACAGCACGCCACCACTCTGGTAGGTGACTGCTGTGCCGTCCGGCAACTCCGGAGCAGCGCCGAAGCCGTACAGCACGGGCTCCTCGTGATACGCACGCGGCGTACCGTTGAACTCCCGGAAGACCGTCTTCCATTCGTCCGCACGCTGGTCATAAACACCATCAAAGACTTCGTTCAGGATCGGTTCGACGACTGACCGGAAGTCTGTACTGCGCATTGGCATTGCCATTTGTAGTTACTCCCGGTTAGAAGGCGACTGGCGAGCTGATGAACTGATGGTTGCCGAGCCTGACGATAACGATGGGATAGGTATCCCCGAATGCGTTATCGACATAGCGGGCAATATCAACCACCTGCATGTCTTTCGCCGCTGAAGTCGAGATGGTAGTTCCCGACAACGCCACCGTGGAAATGCCCGTCGTGGTATTTCCGTTGGAGGTCCCGTTCGCCGTCCAGTTGTAGCCGGCCGAGATCTCGGTGAGGGCCGGAATGGTGGCGACACCATCGGCCTGCACCTCGTAGGCGATCTGCGGATCCATCGTGATGTACGCGATGGCATCGGCTGCCACCGTACCCGTGGGCCACATGTTGCGATACTGCCGGCGTCCCGAGACGTCGGTGAACTCGCACCCCATGAAGACACCACATGCACCAGTCGCTCCGGATCCGCCTGCGGCTGCAAGGGCGACGACGCCCGAGGCAGTCAGGCCGACCGGACTGTACTGGTAGATATTAGCACCGTAGCCGCTTGGGATCGTCTGCTGGACCGGCCGGATGATTCCGCCGCCCATGTGATAAACAGGCCGAAGCCCAAACGGAGCTGCTGTTGCGCTCATGCTTTGGAACTCCTAAGTTGGTATGGTTGTTCAGCATGCGAGCGCTCGATTCCTGTTTCCTTTAGTCGAACATCGGAACCGGCCTCGCGGTTCCAAGCTCCTCGGTCCCATCACCTGCTTCCACACGAGCGCCTTTGCGCTCAGCCTGTTCGCGGATCACATCCAGTGCGGCACTGAGCTTCTCTTCCTCGCGCATGGGCGCATCGTGGTGCGCCTCCTGCATGTACATCTGGTACAGATGGATTGGAAGTTTGAAGGCCAGCATCTCGTTGACGCCCACGCACCCTTCCCATTCACCGGATTTCACTCCGGCGTGCTCCCAACCGGGAACGTCTGAGGCCTTGATCGGCTCATAACCGAGTCTCATACGTCCGTGGATCGGGTCACGAGGATTGGTGGTGGTCAACCAGCACACATGGTAGCCCGCAATCGGGGGCAGGTCTGGTAAGGCAACTTGGAAGAACTGGCTGCGCAACATATCCAAGCGCTGCCCATCGGTAAGCTCACGATCCTGCGTCACCGGCCTGTCAGCGCTTTCGCGCTCCTTGCGGTTCTCGCCCGTGCGGCTCAGACGTTCGTCACGAATACTCATGTTCAGTCACTCCTTGCAGCGACTAGGCACGCCTGTCATTGGCGTGCTCCCGATCATATTGCTGATAGCGTTTCAGGTAGCGGGTACGGAGCTTCGGGTCATCCCACACCCCCGCATCGATCATCGCCTGTTTGCGATCCGGGCTCACGTACACCTCACCGGGACGCAACGCACGCTCGCTCCGGCCTCCATTGGCCATGGCCGGGCCGCGACTTTCACGCCGCTCGCCTTGCCCGTTGCCCTGAAAGCGGTGCGGGAGTACCTGCTTGACCCGATTGGTAAGCTCATCCCAGTATTCCTCAGTTTCCGGATCGAACCCTTCGGCCACCAAGCGATCATCGATCGCACCGGTCACCATCGAGTCCTGATCGCTCTTGTCAGGCTTATACCACGAATTCTTTCTCTGCCACTCACTGGCGTGGCGCAGCAGGTCCTGCGAGACGGGCTCCGGGGCTGATTGCTGTTGCTGTTGCTGCTGCTGCAGTCCAGCCTGCGCGGCCGCGGCGATCTGCTGCTTGCTGTAGAGCAGCTGGTTCTTCTGCTGTATGAGCTGGTCACGGATGCGCTGCGCTTCAACCGCATCGGCACCCTGCGCCTTGCTGATGGCGAGGGCATGGACCTCTTCGGCCTGCTGGATGTGAGCATCGATCTGCGCCACCCGATCGTCGATGATCGCCGCTTCGCTCCGCACCTGCCGCTGCTCGTAGCTGGAGAAGCGCCGCTCCAGATCTTCGTTGCGCTTACGGAGGAATTCCAGCTCGCGCTTGTTGCGATCGCGCGCGGCCTTCTCACGATCCTTGCGCGCCCGCCTTTCCAGACGCCGCGCCTCCCGCTCAGCATCTGAGACGCCGGGATGATCAGGCTCGTCGTCCTCTTCGGACTGCGCCATGCGCTCGTCAGCGACCGGCTCGGCACGCGCCTTCTCAGGCTCGACCGCCACCACCTCACCACCCGCTTCGGGATGGTCTTCGAGGATGCTCAGCTGCTCAGCCTTCTCGTCCTTGTCGTCTTCGTCCTTCAGCGCCATGGTCTTACCCCTGTCAGATAAAGGCTATGACCGCGAGCGGATCGCCCGTGATCTGGCCGATGATGTCAAGGTCCTTGAACAAGCAAAACAATGCGACCTCCTCCGAATCGGGCAGCCTCACCTGCCAGCGATCGCCACCGTACTTGGGTACGCGCACGAAGTCGCCCGCTTGGCACCAGCGGCCCTCAGGCCACGGGGCGAGCGTGTCGCGGTTGTGGAAAGCCACCGGGCCAAGGGCGATAACGCGCCCGACCTGCGTGTTCCACTGCTCGGTCTCCTGCGTCTCGCTCACCAGAGCGATCCCGCCCTTGCTCTTGCGCTTGGGGGCCTTGAGCTGCACCAGCACCCGCGCACCGAGGGGCATCAGGCCCGGATCGGCTTTCGGGAAGGCCTCCTCCAGCGCATTGCGCTCAGGGGGCACGATCAGCTTGGACACTCCGCTCACAGATCCTTCTCCTTCTCGTCGCGCAACTGCTGCTTGAGCAACTCTATCGCGGCGCTCATACCACGGAACACCCCGGCTGCATATCCGTAATGATACGCATCCAGTCCCGTCGGCTGCTCGATCGCTCCGATCGCAAGCTCACGCTGCCGATCGATGAGAGCCGTGAGGTACTTGCGCTCATCCATCAGACGTTGCGATTCTTGCCGCCCGGCCCATGCACGTCAAATCCGCGCGCTTTGCTGCCGCGCGAAACAGTCGTGGTCTTCACCGTGCCCACATTCTTGGCCGCAGAGGTCGGCACACCCTTGGTGTAACCCTTGATGCCAAGCTTCCCGGGCACGCTCACCTTGCCGCCGCGTGCGTACTTGCCGGTGCGATTGCCCGGACCGCTAGCCGCGCCCTGCAGGCCCTGCCCAATGGCGAGCTTGTAGTGCTGTCTCAAACCTGATTCTGTAGCCATGTCGATCGTGCTCCTGTTGAACTAAACGCGGCCGCCCTTGCACTTGGAACAGCGACACCCATCGGCGTGCGCCGAGCCGCCGCGAGCGTGATGTTCCATGCTCTTGTGGCCGCCGCTGTGGGCCGCCTCATGGGCCGGATGCATGTGTTCCAAGGTCTTATGGCCGCCATGGTGGCTGGCGGGATGATGGGCGTGCATATCCGAATGCCCGTGGTGCTTGCTCATGTCGTTTTCTCTCCTGAAAGTCCGTGGCCTGTGGAGAGCGGGCTTTTCTTGCCCGCTGCGATGTCAGCTGCGCTGATGGTGAGCGCAGTCTCGTTGTCCTCGACGTTCATGGCCTCGCGGCTCGCCTGCTCGCGCGCTTGCATCTGCGCCTGATCCTCGTCCTTCTTCGCTTGCTGCGCCATGGCGGCCTGCAGCTTCTGGGCCGCGGTCTGCTGGTCCGAGGCGATCTTGGCATGCCCAAGCTGGGTGCGAGACTGGATGTCGACCACCTTGGTCTGCGCGTTCTTGTCGGCAATCGCAGTAGCGGTCTGCGCCGAGAGCGCCGCGGCAGCCATGGAAGTGTCCGGTGGAGGCTGGGGCGAGAGCTGCTGCATCAACGCCTGCGCACGCTGGATAATCTCTGGGACACGTTGGAATATCTTCTGTGCCTCAGCCGTGACGTGCGGACTTAAGGTTGCAAGTAACCGATCCAGCTCTGCGCTCGCCCCAGTGTCCTTCGGGTGCATCAGATCACTCAACTCGTGCCCCAGTTGCTGCGTTGCCTGATTGCCGCCCTCATAGATCGCCTCCACATACCACAGCGCCAGATGTTGCACCATGTGATCGAGGAGCGAGGGGACGAACTTCTTGGCAATGATGGGCAAGGATCCCAGCACCGGGGACTCGAAATAGTTGAAGTGGACCTGCAGGTGCGCCAGATGATCCTGCTCAGGGAATGCAGCGACCGGGCGGCCCATGGACATCGCAGCGTTCTCGTTCACGGCATTGTCGGGCTGCGGGGTGGCCAGTGGCACCAACAGGTTCTTGGCATCGGGGATGCGCGTGCGCTCAAGGATCAGCTCCTCGACCTTGCGCTGATCGTAGATCTGCGGCAGCTGCATGGCCCGATCGGCGACGATCTGCATCTGCGCAAAGCGCTGCGCGTCCGAGAAGATGTTCGGATCAGCGACCGGGATCACATCGATCGGGCCGTTGAAGTCCTCGCGACTGGCGAGCACTTCGCCCGTGTCGTCCTTGATCTCGGCATCCGTGATGTAGAGCCGGTCGATCCGATGCAGCACGCCGATGAGCTGCGTCATGGCATTCAAGAGCCGCAGGTGAATGCCGGCCATCACCTTCATGCCCTGCTCGATCAGCGCGAGCGTGGTGCCGACCGGGAGGTTTGAGCTAGCCGCTTCCTGCAGGTTCTTGAGCGTGGTCTGGACGACCGCTTCGGCCTCCTCGCCCAAGAATCCGAGCAGCTGGAAGAGCACGGCGCTCGGCGGGTTGTAGGGGAAGGCCATCACGAGCTTGCGGATGTCCTGATCCATCTGCGTGATGCCACCCTCGATCTCCACGAGCGTGCCCACATCGACCTGCTTGCTCTGGCCCGAGGCGTTCGCGCCCTTGAGCTTGAGTGCGGCCGGGAAGTTGTTGATGTGCGCACTGTCGAGCAGTGCCCGCAATGCACCCGTCGCTGCCCCGGAGAGCCCACCGATGATATGGCCCAAGCCCACCGAGAGCGCACCGCGCCACGGAAGGAAGGGGAACTCGATCAGCCACGCCATCTGCGCACGCTGCTCGTCCTTCTCCTCCCAGTTGCGCACCACGCGCTTCACTTCGCCCCCCTCCTTGGTCATCTCGATGATGTAGGGGGCCAGCTCGCCTTTGGTTTCCGGATCCTCATCCAGCTCCAGCTCGGTGTACACGCGCCAGATCTCGCGCAGCCCATCGAGATTCTGGTCGGGCTCCTTGACACCCTCCACCTTGGCCGCGGCCTTCTCGGCTGAGGACTGATCGGGCTGGTTCGCGGGAGCAGAATCCGCCGGATCGATGTAGTAGCCGGTTTCAACCCGCTGCTCGTAGGTGCGCTGGCTGATGGTCTCGATCTGCGTGAGCCGCTCAGCCGTGAGTGCGCTGCTCGCCCCTGAGGGCATGATCACTTTCTCGCCCGGCCAGTACGTGGCAGTGGGCCGGCGCTTGCGCTCGTCCCAGACCATGTACATGAACTGCGAGCCGGCGAGTCCCGTCTGGACGAGACACTGCTCCAGCTCAGGACGGAACTCAGGGATCTGGGTGCGAAGCTGCCAGTTCATCAGCGCGACCTTGCGCCGCGCTTTCTCCACGCGCGCCTTGGTCACGGT